GTCCCGCCATCTGAGGAACAAGCGGTGCAGCCAACTCAAAGTCCTTGAAATATAAGAATACCGTCACACTGACAGTATCTGACATCACAGAGGACTGAAGAGGGGCCAACACAGTAATCCAATACGACGCCCAGTCATACAATCCCAGCTTGAGATCGTAAAAAGTCGTAGGCGTAATATAGGGTATCTCTATCTCAGCGACACCATCCCTACAGTCAATCTCCACTCCTGGTAATTGACGAATCCCACACATCGTAGCACGATGTATAGCAACCTGCGAGACATCCGCAGCATTAACTTGTGTATAACACGGCATAAAGTTCAAATACAACTTTCCCTGTTGATAAGGGTTAGCGTTTAACATTATGCGATACACAGCAGTACCACGGATCAAATTAAAGCCCTGCAGTTTGTTCACCCATGAAGAATTCGCCAACACATCAGCAATGACAGATTGCGCTGCAATCTTATCAGTCTGAATAGTATCAGCTGTACTCCACAAGAATGAATGCACCAGTAACGGTTTCGACAAGAAGTCCGGAATTGATTGATAACTTACAGTAATGTCATCATAACTCGAACCTCCAGTAATCACGTTACTGGCCATCACTCCATCTTCTACGAAGCACGTCGTGGTCTGAAAATCACACGTCGCCTTCGTCTCCTCACTCGTTCCTTCTGTTACATTAATTAATTTAGATTCCATATTTATAAACAGACCTTTGTAGAGGGGCAGAACTGGTCAAAGCACATATTTACATATTAGCCTGCCTGACTCTGATCAAAAGGTAAAACTTCCACACAAACCAAAAGCGTTCAACATTATATACACATATCCTGAATCGTCAGGCGCGACATCGCTCATACACCCAGCGGGCATCTTAACACGACTACTATTTACAATATCTACTAATCTTGTATTTTCTTTTATTAATTTTCTTTTATTATATTTATGTGGCTCTATTCTCCTCACCCGAATTATGATCATTACAAGAACATGAACTAAGATCAAATTCACATCCGGGATTTGCCCAAGTAAACTACCCACTTGGGTGGGGTT